GGTTTTCCCGAACCATTGATGCCACCTCTGACCTGGAAGCTCTGCGGGGCCTGTGCAAGCAGCTGTTGCAGGCCTGGATGACACAGAAGTCTGTGACCTGCTGGGTCATGCGTCAAAACCTGTCAGAGCCTGCTCTAAACCACCGGATTTTGGAGGATTTCTGATGGGCTGGGGGCAATGGCGAGTGCCGGAGCTGAGCGAAGAAGATCGCTTTGCCTTGCGCGTGCTGGAGCTACAGCTTCTCGAAACAGTGGAGCGCCATCCCAGAACGTTGGTTCGGATGTGCGTGGTGCTGTCTGAGCAGTGCCGGGTCAGGGACAACATCATCAACAAGGCCAGCAAGCTGATTGCCGAGCTAGAAGCGAGCCAGGCCATTGCAGAGCCGCCGGCACCTCAGCGGCCTCAGCGGCGCCGGCGGCGCTGGCTGTGGCGCGGAGTTGAGTTCGTGCGGGCGGTGGTGCTGGGCCAATGATCGACCCTTCACACCTCGCCCAGCTGCAGGGCTGAACCGCAACGGTTCAGACCATGTTGATCCAATCGGCGATCATCGGCCGCACCCTGGCGCCGGCTTCACAGGCCGCGGCCAGGCTCATCACGGCGTCATCGTGGCAGCCGGCTGCAGCCTCGCGCGTACCATCCGGCCCCTGGCGGAACACGCGCATCTGCTCTCCGTAGATGCTGTCGGGCGGGATGCCCAGTTCGCCCTGCTCGAGCAGCAGCAGCACCCGATCGGTCATGGCGATCTTGCTGGCCTTGCCAGTGTGGAACTCTTCGATGGGCACCCCGGAGCGGAGGCGGGCCAGGGCCTCGCCAACAGCAGCGCCGACGCCGTTCTTCTCGATCAGCACCAGCTCGGGGCTGTACTGGTCGATCAGGCGGGCGGTGCGCTGCAGGCCGTAGTCGCGGCTGCGGCGCGCGTCGTTGAAGGACGCCACCACCTGCCAGGGGTTGGTGGTGACATCGAGCACGGTGGTGACCCATTCGTCATCGCCGGAGCCGTTCGGGTCGATCCCGATCACGTAGTTGTGGCCCCTGGTGGGCAGATCCAGCCCGCCGATGGCCTCGCTGGCCTCGATCAGATCGTGGGGGTAGACCTCGGCATCGGTGGCGGCGAAATCGAGCTCGAACTCCTGCCGGTAGCGCTGCTCGGTGAGCTGGAATTTGCGCCTGGTGTTCTCCGCGTAGTTCGGATCCTGGCTGTAGATCGGGTGCTGGCTCCAGTGGATGGCCACCTTCGCGAAGCCACCGCAGGGGCTGCAGCGAAGGATCGGGATCCCGTTGACCGTGACCTCGCCGATCTGCTGCTCGCCGTGGTCCGTGCTCCAGTGCTCATGGAACCGGCCACTGCGGCCGTTGGGGGTGCTCACCCACACGGCGCGGGCGCGGGGGCCCAGCAGGCTAAGGGTGGGCATGGCGCCGGTTTCAATGCCGCCCAGCTTTTCGATGAACGCACCCTCATCGAACAGCACGAAACTGGCCGATGGGATGCCCCGGGCGGCCCGCTCGGTGGGGGGCAGGAAATGGAGGCTGCCGCGGCCTTGGAAGACCAGTTTGCGGGCGGAATCCTTCGGGAGGGGTGGGCAGTAGGCACCCAGGCTGGCGGCCTGGCCCTTGATCCGGGCCGCCAATTCAGAGGCGTCCTCTCCAGTCTTGGAGAAGATGATTCCCACCCAGGCCGGCCGCTGGATGGCCTGCTGCAGCATGTAGGAGATGACGGTCTCTGAAACGCCGGTCTGGCGGCTCTTGAGCACGTAGGTGTTCTGGTAGGCGCGGATGGTGCGCACCAGCGACAGCTGGTAGTCCCAGGCCCTGAAGGGCAGGTATTTGCCCTGGGAGGCGATGTAGGTGCGTGCGGCAAAGTCGGGCCAGCGCTTGGGGAGCTGATCCCACAGCTGCACCGCCTGCTCCTGGGAGAACAGGCCGCGGCGGGGCAGGTACTGCAGCACCGGCCGCACAACCTTCTTGCGGGGCAGGTGGGGGCCTGTGGAGCCCTTGCTGCGGGGCCAGGCATAGCAGGGTGTCTGGGTGCGGAGCTGGGCCTCGTATTCAGCCCAGGCCTCGTCATCCCAGGCCATCAGAAATCACCTTCTCGATCCAGCGCTTCCTGCTCCTCCGGGGTGAGGGGTGCGGCACCAGAACCACCATCGCCGAGCTCCTGCTGGGCGCGCTCGAACTTGTCGATGCTGAGGATGAATTTGTTGATCTCGGCCAGGGTGCCAAGGGCGGTTTGCAGTTGCCGGGCCTGCAGGGATCTGCGCAGCAGCGATTCCATTCGGCTCACCTGAATGGCGCCCATCCGCAGGCGGTCGTAGAGGCTGGTGCTCTGGATGCAGAGCTCGTAGGCATCGGCCACCAGGCGGGCAGCTACGGCAGGGCTGACCTTGAAGCCCTTGGTTGCCACGGTCATCAGATCGTGAGCCCCGTAGCCCTCCTTCACAGCCAGGCCCAGCAGGGCATGCACCCGGTAGTTGCGTTCAGCGGCCTTAGAGATGCTGCGGTCCTTGGTTTTCGGCTTGGCCTTGGGTTTCCGGGGCTTGGGATTGGCGCCGGCCTTTTCGCTGCTCACGCCGGTGTGCCTCCTGCTCAAAACGTAGGCGCCTCATGCTCAACAACTCCCGCAGAGATGTGATTCGCTTCGCAGCGGCGAGCGTGCTCCTTCAGCCAGCTCCTCACCGCCCAGGTGCTGCGATTCAGCATCAGGCCGATGGTGGCCATGTCGCGGCCCTCGGCGCGCAGACGCAGGGCCCGGGCGCCCTCTTCCGCCGTCCATCGCCTCAGGGCCACAGGCACTCGATGCCGCCGGGCACGGATCGTCACGCCAGCCTCCACCAGCAACTTTCGGATCCGCTGCGGCGACACCCCGTAGCAGGTTGCGATCGACTTGATGCTCGCATCGGCCAGGTAGCGGTTCACCACCATCTGCACCGGCAGGGGCACTGCAGGCGGCACCAGGCCATCTCCACCGGCCTGGAGGTTGTTCACCAACGCACGCCGTTGCCTCACCCAGCCGCCGTTGATCCGCGCATCAGCCAGCAGCTGGTAGACGGCCTGATGAGAGCAACCCACGGCCGCGGCGATCGCCTTCACGGGCACGCCTTGCCGGTGCAGGTCCAACATCCGGCAATGGTGGTAACGGGTGAGCGGCCGGCCTTTGGCCATCACCGTCAACGGCCCCGCTGGGCCAGCAAGGCCTCCACTGCCCGAGTGATGCGGGCCTCGGTGGTCTCCTCCTCCGGCAGGGCCGCGGCCAGCCGGCCCATCAGAGCCTGGAAATCGGTGAGGGCCTGCTGGTCGAGGAAGGTGAGCTGCACCGTCAGCCCGGCGGGGCCTGGATCGGTCGGGTCGGGTTCCGGAGGTGGCGGTGGCTCGTCAATCCCCTCCACCTGCTGCCGCCATTCCTCATCCGTGAACCAAGGGCTCATGTCGAGATCGGCGTGCTCCTCCAGCAGGTTCGCCAGGGCAGCGCCATCGAACTCGCTCAGGTCGCTGGCGCGGTTGTCGGCAACGCCATACTCCGCCTTCTGGGAGGGGGAGAGGTCGGTGCGCTGCACCGCCACCAGCGTGCGGCCATCGGCGGGCACCACCAGCACCTTTTCGATACCGATGGCGGCGGCGGCCTCGGCGGTGCCGTTGCCGGCGAGGATCCTGCCAGCCTCATCGATCACCAGACTCCGTGCGGCGCCAAACTCCTGGAGCGAGCGCTCGATCATTGCAGTGCTGCGCTGGGTGCGGCGCCGGGCATTCTTGGGGTCCTGAATCAGGGCCTCCAGCGTGGTCTCGGTCGGCATGGTCACCGGGGCCATGTTGGGACGGCGGCGGGGAGGCATGGTTACCCAAATACAGGCTGATGGGTAACGTAACCGGGTGAGAACGTAGTTGTCACGGCATAAACCGCTCAATAGGGGTGCGTTTCCATTCCTGCGAGCCTGTGTGCCAGTTGTCTTCTGACAGGCTAAAAATCCTGTTGCAGACAGGCTTTCAGTGGTCAGAGGCGGCAAGAATCAGCGGTCTGTCGTTGATGGGTCTGCGTCACTGGTGGTATCGAACGGGCTCACATCTGTGCGATCCGATCGAACGGGCCCAAGCAGAACGGTTGATACGTGCGAACTACCAGCAATGCTCGCCGCGGCTGTTTGACGGCCTGGTGGTCTGCGGCAAGTGCCGCGGCCTTCTGATGCCACCAGATCAACATCACGCCTATGGCCGCCCGCACCGCTGGGCCTGCACTCACTGCCGCACCGCTGGCCGCCGGGAGTGGGTATCAGCCGCGGCCATCAAACGGGCTGTGTTCGAGGCTCTGCAGCGGCGGCTGCCGGAGATGGCGCGGCTGTGTGAGCACCGCACGGGGTTTCAACGGGAGCGCGAGCAGCGGTGGCTGGAGCAGCTGGAGCAGTTCCAGGCGATGGCCCAGCGGTTGCATGAGGCTGGCTTACCGCGCCTGGCAATTTTGGCGCGGGCGGCCCAGGTGCAGCTGGCGGAGGATGAGCTGGGAGATCCGCCCTACCTCGATCGACACAACTGGGGCGAGACGTTCAGCAGCTGGGGGGCGTGGGAAGGTGCCAGTTCACACCAGTGGCGGATGGTGACCGCCTTCTTCTGCCGGAAGGTCGTCTGGGATGGCGAGCGGCTGCAGGTCGTCCTTTTCGGCCGGCGGTTTGTCGATCCACTGCTGATGAATGGCAACGAGGACCTCGTTGATCAGCCCCTCTGGCGGCCGCCCGTTCATCCGTTGGCGTTCAGCCATCCTGCTCATCGAGAATTTTGAGGCTTCGTTTTATTGCCCACCCCATGTTATGCGCTTCCATGGATAGGGCCGTGCCTGATCAATGGCCACCGGCTTCAGCTTGTGGTCGATGGGCACCATCAGCATCAGGCCTTGCATTTCACAGACCTCTGCACGATGGAGGCGGCATTGAATGTCGCTCCACACGTCACCTAGACGGATGCGATCGGCGGGTGGACAAGGCGGGTGGGTGCTCATGTCACCAGCCCGGCTTGTCTGGCCAGCTCGCGGAGCCGCTGATCCTCAGGCCGTTCGGGCGGCACATAGGCCTCGCACCACAACACCACGATTGCCGGCGGCAAGGTGCCGTTGCGGTTGCGCAGCGCAAAGCGCGACGTGGGCACGATGGCCTGATGATCAGGCGGTGCGGTCCGCCGCTGGCAGTCCTCGCACTCATTGAGCCAGTCGTCAGGGCCGTCGCCCCAGCCGGGGCACCGGTCAAGGTTGCTGGGCTGCGTCACGCCGCCACCTCCTGCCAGTGATACCCCCCAGCCGTTCCGCCGGTGCGGAGCGCGTAGGTGATCGCCTGGCGTGCCACCCATGCTGCCGCCGCCGCCGCCCTGGTGGTCGGGTAGACCTGCCCGGTCTCCACGCACCGCACCGTCTTCCGGTGCCACGGCCGGCGGGGATGGGCGATCGCGATCGTCTTGGCCAGCTCCTGGTCCTCGAGGAGCAGCGCCAGCCGCTCTGCAGGGATCCCCCCCAGCAGTCGCGGGTTCTTCCTGGCAAACGCCAGCAGGTCTTTGCGCTGCACGTAACGGAAACCCTTCCGCCCGGGGCTCTTGTGCCGGGCCTTCAGAAGCCCGCGGCGCACCCAGTGCTCTGGCGAGTCGATCCGCACGTCCAGGGCCGTTGCAATCCTCCCCAGGGTGAGCCAACGGCCGGAGGCCTTCAGGCTCATCCCATAGCGATACACCGTGCTTTCGATCGCTCCCCGCGACCGATTCGGATACCCATTCACGGTGGCCCACCGTTTGAAGGTTGTGGCCACCATGTCCGCCGGCATGTCGCCTGCCATCGCCTCCAGCTGCATCAGCTCGGCGCTGCTCCAAGGGCTGCCGTAGGTCATAAAGGGCGCGGATCTCGACTGCCAGCTACTCGTTAATCGGGGCATCCTTAAACACCCTGTCTAAAATTTGGCGAGAGTCGCGCATCCACTCCCACAGCGGTCTGCTCACGGCTGCACCTCCTGCCGCTCGGCACGCCACTCAGCCCACGATGGGTCTGTGGCCTTGTGATGCGTCCATTCCGCTGTATCCGGCTTTGGGTTGAAAGGTTCCAGCCCTGCTGCGCAGCGTTCGCAGAGCTGAATCATGTCCCCGCCAATCTCGTGATAGGCGAGATGGCTGCGGCAGAAATACAGCCCGCACCCATGCTCGCCGCCATAAGGATTACTGCCGCACACATGTGGTAGGCCGCGATTGATCTCAGCATTGCAATCAGGGTGGTCGCAAACAGCGGGCACGCCATAGCCGATGTCGCGCTGCCAATTGCTGTCGTAGCCAATACTCCAGCCCATCACCGCCCCTCCTGCCGCAGCTCGGTGGCGAGGGCGGTTGCATCAGAAGGCGGGAGCGCCATCAGAGCATTGCGAATGGCAATCATCTCGGGGCAGCGATTCAAGTAGTCTGCGTAGATTTCAACCTCCTGGAAGTGACGGTAGTTGTGACCGTTGAGCCGGAGATGTTCTTTGCAGCCTTCTTCAGTGAAGGCAACCATCTTGACTTCCCAGACATCTATGTAGCCCGTTTGGATGACGAACTCGGGGGGATTGTCGGGGTCGGCAGGGGGTTCAACTTCACAGGCACCGTCTTCGGTG